GGTGGACGTAGACACCCGAGTGTGGACGGCAACGATGCAGGATAAACAAATCAGCGAGGAGGTGACGCAAGCCAAGAAAGCCGACAGCGATGCGGGTAAGTTTGTGAAGCACTTACTTGCCAAGAACTTGGAACACAAGCGTGTGCTGAACTATCGCCAGACAGTTTATAACTGGATGCAGCGACGGACGTATGACTGGGCGGGATCTCAACGCATACTACCTTCCGTGGAACTCCCTCGCTTCATGAAGGAGTTTGGACAGCACGAGACTACGTTCAACGGACTCGTGGCTGACTTCATCAAGGCATACCCCACAATCGTGTCGAACATGGCGTTCGTGGCACAGGGAGATATGTTCAGGCGGGAGGACTACCCGTCAGTTAATGAAGTATTCAGCAAGTTCTCTATCCGTCTGTATACGAGTGAAGTCCCGCTTGGGGATTTCCGTTGCAAGATTGCCAACGAGTTGGCGTCTGATCTACAGGTTCACTACGAGCGACAGGCTCGTGACTTGGTGGATGGGATTATTAACAGGCAGAAGGAGCAACTAGTCGAGGTGATGAAGTCTCTCTCGCATTGTTGCGAGACGGAGACCGTCGTCGAGAACGGGGAGATCAAGATCAAGCGACGGAAACTGTACGACACCACCCTGCAACGGGCTATTGAGTTGTGCAACACATTCGCAGAGTTCAACGTGTCACAAGATCCTGCATTAGAAGAAGCACGTGTCTCCCTGCTGCGGGCACTAGAAGGTGTGACGATTGATCAGTTAAGAGACAGCGACACCAAGCGTGTCGTGGTCAAGGAAAGTGTGGACGATATCTTGAGCAAGTTTGGAATCTAATTTTTATTAAGAGGTGTGAATCATGGCTATCAATCTGTTCGCTAACCCCGTCACCATCGACGAGGCTTATACGTTGGTCAAGACTCTCGGCACGAGCAACACGTTCTTGTTCGTTGGCGAGCCGGGTATCGGTAAATCATCACTTCACTCACGGCTGAAGTCAGACATAGACTTTCCCGCCGACAAGTACGACCACATCTACGTGGACTTCTCCAACACGGACTTGGGTGACTTGTTCATCCGCGCTCCGAATCGGGAGACAGGTGAGTTGGAGTTCTATCCGTCATCTATCTTCAAGATGAAGTCACGCAAGCCGAAGATCATCATGCTCGACGAGATCGGCAAGTGCGACAAGATGATGCAGAAGATGGCGATGCGTCTCGTGTTGGATCACGTGGTGGGTGACGAGGAACTCCCCGATGGTTCAATGGTGTTCGCAACAACTAATAACTTCTCTGACGGTGTGGGTGATGCGATCCTCGCACACGGTGGCAATCGCGTGACGATCATCAACGTCAGCAAGCCGAACGAGAGACTGTGGAACGCATGGGCAACGGACAATGGTATCTCTGCTGTCATCCGTGCATGGGTGGCGATGAATCCTCGTTGTCTCGCGTCGTATCTCGACGGTGGGCAGGAAGATAATCCGTTCATCTTCAAGCCGGGTAATCGCATCCTGTCATTCGTCTCACCACGTAGTCTCGCCAAGGCTGATCCGATTGTTCGCAAGCGTGATCTGATCGGATCGAAACTGACTCACTCATCCTTGGCCGGTACGATTGGCGTGGCTGCGGCTGAATCAATGGCTGCGTTCTTGGCACTAGAGAAAGAGTTGGTATCGGTCAAACAAATCTTGGCTGATCCCGACAACGTGGAGATACCCGAGCGACCGGCTGCGTTGTTCATGACTATGTTCAATGCCATCGATGTGATCGAAACACAAGATGACTTGAGCAAGTTCATGCGGTTCGTGAATCGCGTGAGATCGTCCGAGGTACAGGCTGTGTTCTTCACGATGCTGTTGCAGAGCAAGCGCACGAGCCGTATCGCAAGACTGAACTCACAGGTGAGCGAGTGGGCAAAGAGCAACTATGAGTTGTTGATCTGACGGAGGTGTGACATGGAGATCGTGATCACTCGTCGAGAACAGTATGGGACGGAGCGGTTCTATCCCGAGTGTGTGAAGGCTGCGTTGTTGGCAAGACTCGCGCATCGTAGGACATTCACTCGTACAGAATTATCTCTGATCAAAGAGTTGGGTTACAAGATTGTGGTTCTGGAATGGGAGTTAGTGTTATGACTGACGCAAACACAGCATTGAAGAAGGCACACATCAGACTGATGCGCCACCCCGAGACTTGTCTGTACGGTGGGATCATGTTGATGGGTGAATCGACCATCGAAGATGGCATCCCGACAGCGTACACGGATGGCAAGAACAAGCGGTATGGTCGTGAGTTCTTTCAATCTTTGACGTTGCCCGAGCAATCTGCGTTGGTGCTGCATGAGAATGGCCACGTGTTCTTGAAGCACATCCCTCGTCACATGGACTTGGTGAAGGAGAATCCGCGACTCGCTAACGTGGCGATGGACTTTGTGATCAATGACATCATCACGGAGATCGGCAAGAAGGCTCCTGATCTGGTCAAGTTGCCGAAGGGTGGGCTGTACGATGCCAAGTACCACAACTGGTCGGTGCGTGAGGTGTACAACGATCTCAAGGCAGAGATGGACAAGCGCAAGAAGAAAGGTAACGGACAAGGTGGACAAGGTACAGGCAGCGGGAAGAACCCCGAGGATATGCAGCCTCTCGACGAGCATGATGCGGAAGCGTTGGCAGGTGCGAGTGTTGAGGATGTACGGAAGTTGTCCGACGAGATCAGCGAGGCGATACAACAAGGTGCGATGTTGGCCGGGAAGTTTGGCGTCAAAGTACCGCGCGTCATCCAAGACTTGATGACACCAAAGGTATCGTGGCGTGATGAGTTGCGTGAGTTTGTGTCGTCTACCACCAAGGGACGAGATGAGTACACGTGGCGCAAGATGAATCGTCGTCGCATGGTTGATGATGTTTACTTGCCAACTCTGGAAGCGGAGAAGGTGAGCGAGATCATCATCGCCATCGATACGTCCGGCAGTATCGGCAACCGTGAGTTGACTGAGTTTGCGACCGAGATGATATCGATCTGCGACATGGCGTCACCGGATCGGGTGCGAGTGATCTGGTGGGATCATCAGGTACGAGGTGAGCAAGTATTCAGCGACAACTACGACGGACTGGCAACGATGCTGAAGCCCGAGGGTGGTGGTGGAACTAGGGTTTCATCTGTGAGTGAACTGTTATGCAGCGAGAACTCCAATGCCGAGTGCTTGGTTGTGTTCACGGACGGATACGTTGAGGACAACATCAGATGGCAGACGAACATCCCGACGCTGTGGATGGTGACGATGGCTCGTAACTTTACCCCGCCGAGTGGTCGGCTTGTGAAGATGGAGGTGTGAGATGAGTAAGAAGGAGGAAGAGTTAATCCCTCCGCCTGACTTCAAGCGCACACACGTGACTAATTATGTTCTTGAACAGGATAGGAAAACTTTGGCACGCATCGAGCAAGCACGCAAGATGCGTGAGGATATGAAAGTACTACGGACTCAAGAGGTGTGAGATGAGTAAGAAGATGCAAGTGTTGGTTGTGTTTGAGTTTGATGGAGTAGATGACATCGAAAGTGACAAGGCTGACGAGATCATTCAATCCATTACACAAACCACCGACGAATGGACTGAATCATTCTTTAGTGGTCATAGACCCGCCGCTGTATGGGTTGAAGAGGTTTTTATGGACACTCAAAAGTGGACTTTGGCAGAGGAGGTGTGAGATGAAAGTTACATTCGTGGTTTACAACCACCAGAACAATTCAATAAGTCTGGTGAAGAGCGAGGTTAAGGGTAATAAACCTAGTGAGGCAGAATGGGAACGAGCAGCGAAAGAAGCGAAGGATAAAATCGCTAAGATCGGAGACAAAAAACTTTCTGCATGGGTGGGTAAGAAGTATCGCGGTACGTATTCAATCTCATCTGTATTGAAGGGTTGGGTGGACTTTGAAGATCGTGCCCCGGTTGAGTTGGGCTAGGAGGTGAATCATGTTTGAGCAATTCTTTTTGAACGGTAAGTATTCTGATCAAGAGAAACTTGCCATCACTCGCCATGCGTTGTGGCCTGTGTACGCTGCGCTGCATAACGTCTCGGAAGGAAAGATCCGCATCGCGGAACTGACCGAGGCAGGGAACATGCACTTTGCATTGGAGGATGGGTTGCAGATCGGGTTCGTCTATCGGCAACAGACGGAGAAGCGTTCGTACTACGCGCTCAAGTTTACGAGCAATCCATTCGCCCATGACTACTACACCTACGTCAATGCAGGTAGGGCTGACTTGCGTAGTGATAAGCCCAAGTATCTGGCCAACAAGATTAAGACTTCATTCAAGGATGAAGTGAAGGCTGAAGTGGTACAGGCAGAACACGCTATGATCAAGCGAGTGAGTGAGATGATCAGCAGAGTACTCAACGACAACTATCCGAAATTGACGGAAAATGATTCGTCATACGAACGGATAAACGGCGACTTGTTGCTTGAACTTGCACTACTCGCAGAAGGTGAGATCACTAGTGCAGATCTTAGCCAATACACACGGGCTGAGTGTGCCTCACGAGTCAAGGAACGCAAACAATTAGAGGAGCAGCGGGCTATCGACTTTGAAGATGTCGAGTCGTTCTATTCTCGTGACAAAGTGCTAATCACAAATGATCTGTATGGTGGGATCAACGTGACGTACTGTCCTGCTGATATCTGCAAAGACTTTCTTAATCAGGTGAAGCGTAATCGGCATACGGATTTTAGAGGTCTCGTGGCTGAACGTACGCTGCATGGCAAGCCGCAGTTGGGTAGCGGCATGTGGTACAAAAGTCTCGACGATCTCCCTGAAGATCTGCGTACATCAGTCATGGCATCGCTCGCCATGCTGAAGGCACACACGGGACAGAACACACTCTTCCCTCGCGGAGATCACGCATCACCGACTTGGCGAGACATGGGTGCGTCTGCTGTTACGTACTGGGCAGAGAAACATACTTACATGATTGAGGTTTGATGTGGATAACTTACTGAGCGAGAACAGATTGTTCGACAGGCTGTATGCGTTCTACGATTTGAGAAAAGATATCTGGCGTATGCCCGTCAAGGTGCGGGAGGGTACATACAAGGTGTGGACTGGGAAGGCTGATGACTACATTGTGATGCACTTCACAGATAGGAACTTACCGGATCTTCTAAAAGAACGTCTAGCCATAATCAATGGGTTCAACAATGGGTTTAACTGGCCGGTCGAGAATGAGGACTTTGAGGTAGTGGGCATGCCCAAGTTGTTTATGTACCCGGCACTCAAACCCGGCGTGGAGTTTCTACCTGACGTTGGGTATCGGGTGAATGAACTGTTCTACTGCGTGTACATGATAAGGATTCACTCAAGAGTGAATGGCTACGTAAACCGAAGGAGGACGTATGAGTACCCCCGAGAGCAAAGTTAAATCCAAGGTAAAGAAAATCTTGGAGGACATGGGCGCTTACTATGCGATGCCAGTTACAGGAGGTTACGGGAACTCAGGGGTTCCAGACTTCTTGATTTGTAAAGAAGGGTTGTTTTATGCTATTGAGTGTAAGGCAAATGGTGGACGCCCGACTGCACTACAACACGCCCACATGAAGGCTATCCGGACTGCGGGTGGCGTGGCGTTGGTCGTCGATGAAACTAATGTTGAAAACTTGAGAAAGGAGATTTTGAGTCATGTCAAAGGTAAATAAATCTGAGCAAATTCGTAAGTTGTACGACGAAGGTAAGACCGTCAAAGAGATTAAAGCGAAGTTGAAGTGCAGCCATGCACTCATCGCTGTCGTACTACGTAACTACAAAAACAAAACCAAGAAGTCGAAGATCGTGAAGGCTGTGACCGAAATGAAGCAAGTGTTGGATGTGATTGAGATGAGAAGGCCAAAACACAGACTACAAGCAACCGAAATCGATCCCGTGAATCATCCCCCGCACTACAAGGCCGGTGGCTTTGAGACTATCGATTTCATCGAAGCCAAAGATCTTAACTACCGACTGGGTAACGTCGTGAAGTATGTGAGTCGCGCAGGGAAGAAGTCTTCCGATCCGGTGCAGGATCTTGAGAAGGCTGCGTGGTACTTGCAGCGTGAGATTACTGCGAGGAAGAACGCATGAGCCGCTTCAAGAACTTGCAGGTAGGACGGCGACGTTTCAGCAAGATGTTCTGGGAGATCATCTCTGACCGCGACAGCATGGAATGGGTAGAAGACAGTATCAGCGATATCGTCAACGATCAGGAAAAATACAGAGAGAAAGCGTCATACAACACCGGATCAATTAGTTACGGTGACGCTGAAGACCTGTATCTGATAACCCGGTACTTCAAGCCGTACAACATTGCCGAGGTCGGTACGTTCATCGGTACATCTACGGTGACGATGCGTAATGCGTTCTCCGGCTGCACTATCTACACATGCGATGTGTCGAACAAGATCTGTGTCAGCCCCGGTGATCAGAACATCAAGCACTTCTACAAGACTCCATCACACAAGATGTTTGAGGAGTTGGCGAAGTTGGGGCCGGATCAGTCGATGGACATGGTGTATCTGGATGGTCGATTGAGCCAAGAAGACATGGAGCCGCTGTCTAAGATTGTCTACGACGGCACGATCTTTGTGTTCGATGACTTTGAGGGAACAGAAAAGGGCGTGATGAACGCCCTGATGTTAGATCGTCCGAACTATGCGTTGATCTATCCAAGAGAAGGACATAAGACCGCTGCATTGATTCCGTACAGCAGGATCGAATTCGTCCGACAGGAGATGACATGAGCGAGTACGACTTAAAGAAAGATATCCTGTCAAGGTATCCAAACATATTTACCGCACCTGTTGATGAACTTTGGCTAACAGTTCGTTTGAGTCATTGTTTGAAAGCCGGTGGGATAAACACGATTGGCGAACTCGTTCAAAAACAAAGATGGGAACTTCTCTGCATACCCAACTTGGGTAGGAAGTCAATCGAAGAGTTGGAAAAATCTTTGGTGCAGGTCGGTTTGAAATTTAATATGAAGTTGGAGAATTGGCCTCCAAGCGATCTCAATGTTGCTAGTCCTGATGAGCATATCGTGCCGGTCACGAGAGAGAAACTGATCAAAGCTATGCGGATTGCCGCGCATCGTCTTGTGATTAACTGCAACGTCGATGATCCGGTGAAGTCACTTGAGTATGCAAAACTTATTGAGCAACTACATCGTTTGCTCAAGGAGGGCGAAGCATGATCCGTTGGCTGTTAGATTTCTTTAAGAGACGCGAAGAGTATCGCCGTCGAGAGTGGGCACACGTGCCGCCACCGAGTTGGGGTGCATCAAGAGGTGGGAGGGAATACTGGTGAACATAGGAGATACGAAGACCATGATTATTAAATTCTTAAAATCTTTTTTTGAGTCCAAGCAGAAACTCAGAGCGCGGATTGAATTTCTTGAGGAGCGTTTGGCTCAGAGTGAAATACGTTGGGTTGAACAAGAAAAGGAACTCGACAGATTGAGAGAGGATGTTAAGTTTCTTGACCCCGGTTGTTATGAGCGTGGCTGCGTGGCGAGAGATATGTTTGATATTCATATCAAGGACGCTTGAGGAAAAATTATGACCGAAGCAAAGAAAGGCAAGACCCTGTACGACTTCTCTAAAGACATTTTTGAGAAAGGTCTGGCAGCGGCGGGTGAAGGTAAGTACGACGAAGCCATTGGGTTGCTTGAGAACGTGAACTCAATCTTGCCGATCTTTGTTGCGGCTGCCTTACAGACTGGGCGTTGTCATTGGGAGATGCACAGGTGGGAACCTGCTAGAAAGTACTTTGAGATTGCTAACCGTCTCGATCCGGTGAACGACGATGCCGGGTGGACGTTGGGTTTGCTCGCGCTACAGATGGGCGACTTCAAGGCAGGATGGGAAGGCTATGAGCGACGATGGGGTAGTCAATCGTTTCAGTCCCCGCGCCTGTCCACCATACATCCTCAATGGGAGCGTGGCCTTGGCTTGAAGCGTCCGATTGTGTGGACGGAGCAGGGCATCGGTGATCAGATTCTTTACGCATCCCTGATCGAAGCGTTAGCGGGTGAGGTTGAACACATAACTGTCCTGATTGATATGCGTCTGGCTAACTTGTTGCAGCGTGGGTGTAAGGCCAACAACGTCACGTTCCTGCCGCACAATGCCAAGATCAAGATGTCCGATCATGACTCGCACATCCCCATTGCAAGCATGGGTAAATACTTTATTAAACGGGTGCATGACATCCCGCATTACGTCTCTACCGAATACATGAGTTCTGATATGTATCGCGTTGAAGCGTTGCGTAAGGAGTTGGATCTGGGCGAGACGTTCACGATTGGTCTGGCATGGACAAGTACCGCTCCAGTTATCGGGGAACACAAGTCCGTGCCCTTGGCGGCATTCAAACCCATACTGGATACACCGAACGTAAAGTTCATCAATCTTCAGTACGGCAAAGCCCAAGAAGAAGGGCGGGACTATCACCCGAACCTGATCACGACGCACATTGATACGTTCTTGGATCTGGAGAACACGGCTGCGTTGATTGAATTGTGTGATCTGATCATCTCGCCATCGTGTGCGACCGTACATATTGCGGGTGCGATGGGTAAAGACATTCTACTCCTTGATGCCAACAAACTCTGGTACTGGAACAACCGCGAAGGAAAGGAGAGTCTGTGGTACAGCGGGGTCAAGATCTTTCAGCGCGAGAACATGAACGCGCCGTGGGACTTGCAGTTGCAACAGGTCAAGGACGAGTTGGACTTCATACTCGACTACGATGCCACACGTGTGCGAGATAACTTTGTCTTCTTCCACGTGGGTGATGACATTTCGTATCCACAGAAGATGGTCAAGTCTCTGCTGCGCTACAACCCGAACGCTAACGTCATCATGTGTACAGATGAAGATACGCCTGATGTCATGGGTGTGTGCCGTCGTGTGGAGTTCAAAGTTGATCGTGAGAACTTGATGTACTCACGCATGAAAGCGTTTGCTGAATTAGATTTCTCCAGACCCGCACTCTACATCGACACCGATATGATCTTTGTGGATCGCGTAGAGGTGGAGAAGTTGTTGCAGAATAAACGTGCGTCCCTGTGCCGCCGTGAGTTTGGTAAGGACGCTATATTCAATGTCGAACAGCGTGGTATCCGGTTCGATGAGTACGAAGGCAAGACTTTGGATGAGTTGTATCCCTACGTGGGCTGCGCCGTAGCCACAGAGAGCGGCTATACGTGGCATGAGATGTTGAAGATCTACGACAAACTCGACCCGAAGTTTAAGAAGTGGTACGGAGATCAGGAAGTGCTGCGCGAGTACGGCAAGCGATGGGCTCCTCCGCAGATGCCTGAGTCGGTGATTGGGTGCTTACCAGAACACAAGCACGACGGTGCGAAGATCATTCACTACAAAGGGCCGAGTCGGAAACAACTGTTTGAGGCTATGTGATGAAAGTATTTATTGGTTGGGACAGTCGAGAAGACATTGCGTATCAGGTTTGTCGGGAGTCGCTTGCGCGTAACTCCTCCATCGAACTGAACATCAAGCCGATCAAGCAGAGCGATCTGCGTGAGAAGAATCTGTACTGGCGCGAACATGACCCGCTGTCATCTACAGAGTTTTCCTTCACTCGTTTCCTCACGCCGTATCTCGCAGGCTACGAGGGTTGGGCGTTGTTCATGGGCTGTGACTTTCTCTGGCGAGGAGGTGTTGCAGGGCTGATGGACTATGCCGATCCGAAGTACAGCGTGATGTGTGTGCAGCATCGGTACAAGCCGAAGGAAGAGACGAAGATGGACGGGGCTGTGCAGCACCAATACCCAAGAAAGAATTGGTCGAGTCTGATGCTGTTTAACTGTGGTCATGAAGATGTACGGGAGATCCTGACGCCGAAGACGGTGAACATCGCTACGGGTATGTATCTGCACAGGTTCAGATGGACAGGCGACGAACACATCGGTGGGTTGCCGATTGCCTATAACTATCTGGAAGGATGGCACACCAAGCAGGACTGCCCTAACCCGGTAGCTGTACACATGACCCGAGGTGGCCCTTGGTTTAAGGATTGGCAGAATGTTGAGTACGCCGACGAGTGGTTGGCAATAGCGAAGGAGATGTGAGATGGCAAAGGTTCCCGCAGCAGTTGCACCCACTGATGGTGCAGAGTACGCCGAGTTGATTATCAGCAAAGGTAACTCTAAGGCAGTCCCCGCTGATACCGTCTGGGCGAAGATTGGTGACAACGGTGATCTAGAAGTTATCCGTTGGGACATCATTGAGATGTATGCCAAGCAGTACGACATCGACAACAAGAACCGCACTCAGTCGCACGTGATGTGTAAGTTGCTTGTACTGGTACGAGATAAGACGAGGCAGGAACGTGCGTAAGAGGCTGAGTGTATACACCAAGCCGTCGAGGTTTAACTTGGTTCTCTCGCTTGAGCAGTACAAGATTCTGCTGAAACGAAAGGCGTACGCCAGAGAGTATGACGAGCGGGTGAAGTACAAAGACTTGGTAGAGAATTGGGGCATCAAGCAGCATCACATGGCTAGTGCCGTGTACCGTGGGATCAAACAATATGACGACCGGATAAAGGAGGAAGAGCGTGTCAGTAACATACGACGACAAATCGCCGCCCGGTTCATGGAAAAACGAAATGAGTGCAGCACCGTGGGGCTATGGTCAAACACAACAACAGCAGATAAACCGAGCCTTGGAGAATATACGCAGAGCCGGGTTATCCGAGGAGGCTACAGTGATTACATTAGAATTGAATACTTTGAAGACTGAAGTGGAGTTGTTACGTGGATCGAAACGCTAGAGGTGGGGTGAGGCGGTACTTAGATACCGTTAACCCAGAAGAGTACGTGCCGAACGTGGGTGAGGTTGATCTGACCGAACTCTCGCTGCAAGGTCTTGCCGATCTGTACGGCAGCGACAAGGGTACGATCAAACACAATTACACCAAGCACTACGAGAAGATCGTTAGTGAGTTGTTGGCAGGGCGGGATCGTAAGAAGGCAGAGTTGCTTGTGGTTGAGGCAGGTGTTGCGTGTGGCGCATCACTCCGCATGTGGGGTAACTATCTCCCTGCATCCGAGATCATCGGGTATGACATTCGACCAGAGTGTAAAGAACTCTGTAAGGACATGGAGAACGTCGAGATCCGTATCGCTGATCTGTGCAAGTCCAACGAGATGCTGCCGCAAACGGTTGACCTGTTCGTGGATGACGCCTCGCACATTGCTGAGGACATGGTGGCGATGTTTAGTAATTGTTTTCAGGACGTAGCGCATGGCGGGTACTACGTCATTGAAGACTTGGGCTGCACGTATAACCCTGCATACACCGAACAGTTCCGTAAGTACTTCAATCCGGCAGCGGTGAACAGCCGAGCCGAGATCGTGAAGTTTATGGACTACCTGATGCAGGAAGTGGACGGTAAGAATCTGATCGATGAAATACGGTACTACCCGCAGATGTTAGTAATTAAGAGGGCGTATGGAAATTGAAGACGATATCTTGGACTTGATTCGTGCCTTACCAAACGAGGTCAACGATGCGTCAACGACAACAGAGATGAAGTTCTTGACGGTGGGAAGCGTGTTGTGGCAGTGCCACCACGAAATCATTTGGTTGAGAAAGGAAGTAGCGAGGTTAGAAAGTGACAGTCGTAGTAAAAAAGGAAAGAAAGTGTACGGAGTGTAAGCGTCAATTCGCTACACCGGAATCGTTCCGATCACATCGATACAAGTTTGGCTCTTGCCGATCAGTTGAAGCCCTTGCAGCAGCAGGGTTTATCGAGACAGGCAGGGGTTGGGTCTACGTAAGGGAATTAAATAAGAAATGAGTTTCGTGACGTTGGACTTTGAGACTTATTACGATCAGCAGTTCAGTCTGAAGAGGCTAACAACTGAAGAATACATCCGCGACCCGAGATTTGAGGTGATCGGCGTTGCGATGAAGATTGACGAGGACGAGACACAATGGTTCAGCGGTACGCACGAGGAGATCAAGGCGTGGCTGAATCAGGTGGACTGGAATACGTCTGCGCTCCTGTGCCACAACACGCAGTTTGATGGCGGCATCCTGTCATTCATTTTCGGGATCGTGCCAGCTTACTACTTTGATACGTTGTGTATAGCGAGAGCATTACATGGTGTGGATGCAGGTGGATCATTATCTGCGCTTGTCAAAAGATACGAACTTGGAGAGAAAGGGACGGAGGTAGTCAATGCGTTGGGTAAGAAGAGGTTGGATTTTAATAGTGGAGATCTTGATCGGTATGCTGGTTATTGCCGCAACGATGTTAATCTTACCTATAATCTTTTTAATAGGCTTATTGAGAGATTCCCTCAAAGCGAACTCGACCTGATCGACATGACGATCCGCATGTACACGATTCCGGTACTGCGGGTGGATGATGCGTTGTTGGTTGAACGCTTGGATGAGATCCGGCAGGAGAAGTCCACGTTGCTGCGTGGCCTCATGGACACTCTTGAAGTAGGCAGCGAAGAGGAAGTGCGGAAGAAACTCGCAAGCAACAAACAGTTTGCTGCCGTTTTGGAAGACAGCGGGATTACGGTTCCTCTGAAGATATCTCCCACGACAGGCAAGGAGACATACGCTCTTGCCAAGAACGACGAGGGGTTTATCGCGTTATCGGAACACGAAGATCCGTTCATTCAGCAGTTGTGTGCTGTCCGGTTGGGTACAAAGTCCACCATCGAAGAGTCTCGCGTGGAGAGATTCATCGGCATCGGCGCTAGGAACAAAGGATTACTTCCAATTCCGTTGAAGTATTACGGGGCGCACACCGGGCGTTGGGCAGGAGCCGATTCGGTAAACTTCCAGAACCTGCCGAGCCGCGACAAGAAAAAGAAAGCCTTGAAGAACTCAGTCATGGCTCCGAAGGATCACGTGGTTATCAACTGTGACTCATCGCAGATCGAAGCCCGTGTGCTTGCGTGGTTGGCAGGACAGACAGATGTGGTTGAACAGTTTGCTAAAGGAGACGACGTTTATAGCGTCTTTGCCAGCAAGATCTATAAGCAGCCCATCAGCAAAGCAAACCCCGTTGAACGCTTTGTCGGAAAGACCTGCATACTAGGTCTGGGGTATGGCACAGGTGCAAAGAAACTTCAGCACACGTTGAAGACTCAGCCACCGGGTGCGGATTTGGCCGAGGAAGAATGCAAGCGCATCGTCGATCTGTATCGGAAAGAGAACGACAAGATCACAGAACTCTGGCGGGATTCGGATCGTGCGTTGGACGACATGATGGGTTGGTCTAGGGATCGCCGTCCGTATTACTTGGGTAAGCACAAAGTTCTTGAGGTTGGCCCAGCAGGTATCAAATTACCGAACGGTTTGTACATTCATTACCCGAACTTGAGGCAGGAGGATGGCAAGGCTACCTACGACTCCCGCAAGGGTAAGGTCACGATCTGGGGCGGGGCTGTCGTTGAGAACGTGGTGCAGGCACTAGCCAGAATTATTGTTGGCGAACAGATGTTGTCTATTAGAGACCACTACCGTCCAGTACTGACCGTGCATGACGCAGCAGTAATCGTCGCTCCAAAAAGTGAGCAAGATGAAGCACTTGCGTTCATAACTAAAGTAATGTCTACTCCACCAGATTGGGCTATCGGATTACCCGTAGCCTGTGAAGCAAAGTGTGGTGAATCCTACGGAGACTGTTAATTATGGAATTGAGAAAGTTGAGAGAAGACTGGGAACATACTATTCACGATGAGGGCGGTGTGTGCCCCGTTTGTGATCGTTGGGGCAAAGTCTACGGACGCTCCCTAAATATGACGATGGCACGTTCATTGATCTGGTTGTGCCGAGAAGCGTTGCAAGACCCGGACGCATGGGTTGATGTACCCAATACCGCGCCGCGATCCATCGTACGAACCAACCAACTACCTACATTAGCATGGTGGGGTTTGGTCGAACGATGCCACAAGAACGATGTGAACAAAACCAAGTACAGCGGTTTGTGGAAACCGACCCAGAAAGGTTGGCAGTTCTATCGTAGGGAGATCAACATTCCCCACAAGGTTTATACCTACAACAATACCGTTGAAGGGTTTAGCAACAATCTTGTGTTTATTGAGGACTGCTTTGAAAACACATTTGACTACAACGAAGTAATGTGGGGCAGTTTTGATGATTAGATGGAGTTACAGTAGTCTCAAGCAGTACAAGACTTGTCCGCGTCAGTACTATGAGATCCGTGTCGCTAAGAACTTTATATCCAGAGAGGGCGACGATGCCCGGTACGGTAAGGAAGTTCACACGGCACTAGAGCATTACGTAAGAGACGGGACACCACTGCCGAGGTTCTACGATGACTTTCGGAAGATGGTTGACCCGCTGCTAGAGATACCGGGCACGAGGTATTGCGAACATGAGATGGCTCTCGACATTGATCGGAAGCCCTGCGACTTTCATGGCGAGACTTATTGGGTAAGGGGCATCGCCGACTTGCTTGTGATCGACGGGGACACGGCATTCATCGTGGACTACAAGACAGGCAAGCCGACGTATGCCGACCCGAATCAGTTGAAGTTGATGGGACTGATGGTGTTTGCACACTTTCCCGAGGTAGCTCAGATCAAGTCAGCGTTGATGTTTCTTCTACACAATGCTTTCGTGACGGAGGAGTACCAACGGGAGTCTGCCGAGGCACTTTGGAAGGTGTTTGAAACAGATCTTGAAAGGCTACACATCGCGTTCGACAATGCGATCTGGCCACCGAATCCGACAGGCTTGTGCCGCAAGCATTGCCCGGTCGAGTCATGCAAGTATTTTGGAGGAAGATAGATGCCGTACGTGAACAAGAGCCGCCCGTACAAAAAAGAGTACAAGCAGCAGGTCGAAAGAGGCGAACACGAGAACCGCATGGAGCGTCAGCGAGCGCGTCGTTCCTACGATAAGAAAGGTATTAGCCGAAACGGTAAGGACGTTGCCCATGTCAAAGCACTATCGAAGGGCGGCAGCAACAAGCAGGGAACTCGTCTTGAGTCACCCGGCAAGAACCGCTCCTTCCGAAGAAAGTCTGACGGCTCCATGAAGTAAAGGGTTGACTAATGGGTAAGGAGTCCTTATAAATTCTATGCCGCTTGGCTAAGGCGCAAGTGACCATAGCGGCGTGGGTCATTCACACCTCACCCACAGGGTTTAGTCCACCCAACAAATTAACTGCGTCATCTGAAGATGGTCTTACACTTTCTCCCATGCTTCAGACGACTGGCCCACGTTACGGGCTTTTTAATTCAGCGTAGGTGTATAGTTAGGTTTATATAATGCAAGTAATTGAGAACACAGCACTTCAGTTTCAGGTGAATCCGCAGATAGCGGATGAAGCCTACTCACGCATTGAGAAGTGCGAGATCCTGAAGTCGGACGAGGATTACAAAGAATTGTTGGTGTACTGGGGACACCAAGAAGCGATGAAGTTGGCAACGATCTTTGATCTAGAACAACCCAACCCGTCGCTGCCAAAGATCCCCTCGCCCATTATGCGAGATTACGCATGGCCGGGATTCCACACACCGTTTGAACATCAGCGGGATACGGCATCGTTCCTGTCGCTCCGACCACGTGCGTTCTGTTTCAACGAGGCAGGTACAGGTAAGACATCAGCGGCGATCTGGGCGGCTGACTACCTGATGAACCAAGGCATTATCAAGAAGGTACTTGTGATCTGCCCGTTGTCGATCATGTACTCGGCGTGGCAAGCAGACATCTTCAAGACAGCGATGCACCGTCGCTGCGCCATCGCTCACGGCTCGGCTACCAAGCGCAAGAATCTAATCGATGACAACGCCGACTTCACGATCATCAACTTTGACGGCACACATATCGTCTTCAAAGAACTGCTTGAGGCTAACTACGACCTGATCATCGTAGACGAAGCGAACGCATACAAGGCCACATCGACTCGGCGTTGGAAGACTCTGGCCAAACTGATTCAACCCCACACGTGGCTGTGGATGATGACCGGCACACCGGCCTCGCAGTCTCCGGTCGATGCGTTTGGCATTGCTAAACTTGTTTCGCCGTACCGGGTTCCGAAGTTCACGACGGCGTGGCGTGACAGGGTGATGTATCCGGTCACTCGGTTTAAGTGGTTGCCGAAGCCTACGGCACAGGTCGAGGTCTTCAATGCGCTGCAACCCGCCGTGCGGCATTGCAAGAAAGACTGTCTGGATCTTCCAGAACTTACTTATCAGACACGCGATGTTCCACTCACGACACAAGTAGCTCAGTACTACAAGGCGTTGAGGCAACAACTTCTTATCGAAGCAGCGGGTGAACAAATCAGCGCGGTCAATGCCGCAGCCAGTCTCAACAAGTTGCTACAGATTTCAGGCGGTGCGGTCTACACCGACAAGCATGACGTTGTGGAGTTCGATGTCTCCCCTCGCCTAAATGCTTTACAAGAAGTACTAGACGAAACGTCCAACAAAGTAGTAATATTCGTTCCGTACATCCACACTATTGATGTAGTCGTGGCGTACTTGAGAAAGCAAGGGATATCAACCGCAGTTATTCAAGGCTCTGTTAGCGCACAAGGTAGATCGGAGATCGTCAATAAATTCCAGACGGCTCCTGATCCGCGAGTGCTAGTGATTCAGCCTCAATCTGCATCGCACGGTATCACGCTGACTGCCGCAGACACGATTGTGTTCTGGTCTCCGGTGATGTCAGTCGAGACCTACCTGCAATGTATTGGGCGAATCGACCGAGTGGGACAACAGAACAAGATGACTGTGGTGCATCTGCAAGGTTCTGACGTTGAGAGAAAGATGTATTCGATGTTGCAAGGAAAGGTGGATAGCCACCAGAAGATTGTGGACTTGTATAAACAGGAACTAGACGAGGTGTGAGATGAGTATCAATACCGAAGATTTGGTGAATGCGTATCTTCAGATCCGTAATCAGCGCGAAGCAATTCTCCGTGAATACGAAGCGGCTGACAAAGAACTGGAGAACGAGATGGTGAAGTTAGAGGCTGCTATGTTGGATGTCTGCAATTCGGTGAATGCCGATAGCATCAAGACTTCACATGGCACAGTCATGCGTAGGTTGAAGGAGAAGTATTTCTGCACCGACTGGGACAACTTCTACAAGTTTGTTCTAGATCACGATGCAGTCCAACTTCTTGAGAAGCGTATCCATCAGGGTAACTTCAAGCAGTTCTTGGATGATAACGAGGGAGACGGCCTCCCTCCCGGTGTAAACGTCATGCGTGAGTATGGCGTGTCAGTACGTAAAGCAAGTTAAATCAAGAGGTCTATATGTCTAACGATATTATTGCTAGTTTGAAGAGCCAACTCTCTCAGATTCAGGGAGGGTTGGATGAGGACACCCGTGCCGTTGCAGGTGGTGGCGGTGCAGGATCTAAGCGCATCTCCATCAAGGGCGGTGTATTCCGCAAGATGGCCGGTGGCAAGGAAGTCGGTGCGATTGAAGATCGCCACATGAACGTGATCTTTGTGAAGATGGCGCATAACGCTGCGCGTACTTACTACTCAGGCACGTACAAAGAAGGCGAGAAGTCGGCTCCTACCTGTTGGTCATCTGACGGTAAGACTCCCGATGCCGAAGTTAAGACTCCGCAAGCCTCGGCCTGTGACAAGTGTCAGTTCTCTGTGAAGGGTTCTGGTCAGGGCGGCAGCGGTGCTGCTTGCCGTCTGTCATGGCGTACGGCTGTTGTGTTGCCGCATGATCCGGCAGGGGATGTCATGCAGTTGGTGCTTCCGGCTACGTCGTGCTTTGGTAAGGAAGAGAGCGGCAAGTTCCCGTTCCGTCCGTACATTCAGATGTTGGCTAACAACAATATCTCGGCAGGTCGTGTGATCACCAAGATGCAGTTCGACACGAAGTCGCCTGTGCCGAAGTTGTTGTTCTCGCCTGTGGCTCCGGTTCCGCAGGATGACTACGAGGCCATCACCAAGCAGCGTGATTCGGCAGCGGCTGAGTCAGCGATCAAACTGACTGTGTATCAGGCCGACGAGACTGATGCCCCGGCAGAAGTTGCTCAAGTCGAGGAACCGAAGTTGCGTGAGGCCGCGCCCAAGAAGCCTGAAGCCGCTTCTGCTGATGCAGCAGAGGTAGTCAAGAAGTGGGCGAAGAAGTAAGGAGCAGCCATGCCTCGTTCATACAGTTACGAATTTCTGCTCGGCCTGAAGGACGCAGACCCTACTCGTCTGGGTGTCAAACTCGGTAGGCTGTGTGTCGAGGCCAATCTCCCTGCGACGTACGTGGCTAAAGCATTGAAGATCTCACGCATGACTGTGTATGCGTGGTTTCGTGGCCAAGGTATCCGTGAGGAGAAGCGCAAGATGGTCGAAGCCTTCATGACTCTGGTAGAGAAAGACATGGAGTTTGGTAGGCTTCCGGCTTCCAATATGATCGATGCGAAACTCTACATCGAAGACATGGTTGGAGGTCAGGTTTGATCTGAGTCGTTAGTCTATAGGTGTTAGCGGGGTGGCCGTCGCCCCGCTTTTTTATCTGTGAGCGGTCATGATAAAAGAATTCTACGAGAAAGCATTGCCGTCGCAGGGTGTTTACTGTGCTGCTGGAATCGACAGAGAAGGTAAGATTACCAACGAGTTTGCAGAGACACTCGGCGAATTGTTTGAAATTGTTGAAGGACTGAAAGAGGTAAACCAAAATGTATTCGTCGCGTTAAACACGTTCAACGGCTATAGCCGTCGTGCCGAGAATGCCATCTATTGCCGGTCGTTCTTTATCGATCTGGACGTAGGTGACAATCCGAAGAAGTACCGCACCAAGGAAGAGGCATTAGCCTCGCTTGATGACTTCATATCTATTGTGGGTCTTCCGCCTCCAGTCCGCGTGGATTCGGGCGGTGGCGTCCATGCGTATTGGCTATTTGATCAGGACATTCCCACCGAGGAGTGGAAGCCCTACGCACTCAAATTCAAACAGTTATGTTTGGATCACATCAAGATTGATCCTGCTGTCACAGCGGATGCAGCGAGAATCCTGCGCTGTCCTGAGACGTTTAATTACAAGAAGGACGAACCTGTACCGACTCGCCTGCTTGATGAAGACTTTGGGCAGTACAGTTTTGAAGACTTCAAGGACTTTCTGGGTGTCGTCGAACCCGATACTAAGTCCCTGTTGGACATGTTCCCCAAGGGCTTGGACGAAGATACGAAGAAGATAGCGCGGCTCGACAACTACGAGACCACGTTCCAAGACATTGCTGAGAGTAGTCTGAGCGGCGGGCATTGCACCGATTGGGAATCTGCCATCCACCTCATGTCTGAGGATCACCCCGGCTATAACTATGAAAACACCGTTAAGAAAGCCAACCAAGCATTTGGTAAGCCCTTCTCGTGTGAGAAGTTTGACGAACTCAACCCCGGTGGCTGTGAAGGATGCCCCCTCAAGGGGCGAATCACAAACCCACTTGCTATCGGAAAGCGGCTCGTCGAAGCCCCGACAAAGGAAATGTCCGAGGAGGACACAGTTCGGCTCTCGGAGAATCCCCAAGAGATTCCTACATTCCCACCATTCTTGAAGCCATACACTCGTGGCCGCAACGGGGGTGTGTATTTTGTGCCTCCTCCCAAGGTAGACGAGGAAGGTGTGAAGCGGCAGGAAGACCCGATCTGTCTGTCAGTAAATGATCTATTTCCTGTTAAGAGAATGTATAGCCCAGCGGACGGTGAGTGCATGTTGATGCGCCACCTGATGCAGCACGACCCGATGCGAGAGTTCATTCTGCCAATGAGTTGGGTCTACGCGATTGATTTCTTTAAAAAGATCCTCAGTAGTAACAGCGTTACCTTTCTTCCGACCCACTTGGTTCACCTACAGAACTATGTAATCAAGTGGAACCAATACTTAATGAGCAAACACAAGGCTGAAATTATGCGTATGCAAATGGGATGGACAGAGAATCACGATGCGTTCGTGATTGGCGCACATGAAATTATTCCGACCGGAGAAACGGTGAAGGCGTCTGCCAGTCCGTTGGTACGGAACATTTCTAAACTACTGAACCCGGTTGGTGAGTACGATCTGTGGAAGGAATCAGCCAACGCACTGGACGCACCGGGCTATGAGTTGCATGCCTTCGGTATGCTCTGTGGATTCGGCTCTCCTCTTATGTACCTGACCCCGACTGCGGGTGTATGCGTGTCCTTCGCTAGTGCCGAGTCAGGCACGGGTAAGACGAGTGCCATGTATTCAGCCTTGTCTATCTGGGGTGATCCGCGAGAACTCAGCGTGTTGGATGGCAACGCAACGGACAACGCTTTCGTTGGACGTTTGCTTAACCTGAAGAACCTGCCGCTCGGTATCGATGAGGCATCGAACGCAGACCCCGAGGCTATCTCTCGTCTGGCTCACCGGATCTCGCAGGGTAAGGCCAAGTTGCGTATGCAGTCTTCGGTCAACGCAGAACGTGATTTGGAGATGACGGCATCGCTGATTGCTATCTTTACTACGAACTCTCCGCTCTACGATAAGTTGCAGCAACTGAAGGCAAGCCCGGATGGTGAGGTGGCTCGTATCGTTGAGTTCGATGTGAAGCGGCCGCACAGCCTGACCCGCGAAGTGGGTATGAAGTTGTTTAATCCATTCCGCTTCAACTATGGGCATGCAGGCCCAATGTTCATCAAGTACGTATATAAGATCGGCGTAGACGAGGTTAAGCGCAAGATTGAGAAGTGGCAGTATCGCTTCCGTGAGGACTTCGGCGACGACGTAAGCCATCGCTTCTATGAGAGTCTGGTAGCAGCGGCGTTTGCAGGTGGTGAGATTGCCAACGAAGCCGGGATCATCAGCCTTGATCTGGAACACATTTATCAGAAGGTCTTAACTGACATCATGGACATACGTGACCGAGCGGTGAAGATTGATCCGAGCGACTACAAGACTCTGCTTGGTGAGTTCTGCAACAACAATCAGTCCACGTTCTTGATCTTCGATGGCGAGCGTCTGGTCAACCAGTACGACCCGAGGCAGTTGATCGGGCGTATCGAGATGGATACAAAGATGTACTACGTATCACGCACAGAACTGAATAAGTTCTTGGCCTCACGTGGCATCAGCATCCGCAAGTTTGAGCACGTGATGACTTCGCAGGGGTTGTTGGTTGACACCAAGAAGAAGCGTCTTGGCGCAGGTTGGAAGGGTGGTTCAAGTTTCCATCCGGTCTGGGCGTACGCATTCAAGGACGAGAACGTAGAGAACTTGGTGAATGAACTCCGTAAGGATTGAGGAACCGGAGTGGCTGTTCCCTTTCGACTTCATGAAGATTGGGGACAGTTTCTTCGTGCCTACTCTCAAGCCAGCCGAGATGGTCTACAAGATAGACACTTCAGCTAAGAAAGCAAAAGTGAAAGTCAGGGTATACCCGTCCAGTAAAGACGGGCTTATCGGTGTCCGTGTGTGGAGGCTTGCTTAAGGATTCACGCCGTACTGTCGGAAGGTTTCGATCATGCCGCGCTTGATGTAGTTCTGCTCCAAGTCGATCTGATCGATGATCTCTTTCTTCTGCTTCGGTGTGTAGTTCTTATTACTCTGCACAGCGTTGCGGATAGAGCGTAGATCCCGTATGCGATTGTTAATCTGCTTGTTGTAGATGTAGACAATCGCCTTGTCATTCGGATTGCGCTCGTAGTACCGACGCAGCGGCTCAATGTCTCCGTTCAACTTGGCAGTATTCTCAAGAGAGCGGAGCGTGTCAGCCTTGTCCTGAATCTTCTTCTCTACCTGTGCAAACTCACGGGCATCGTAGTTCGACTTACGACCGATGAAACTGCTGAACAGCACGAGATCAGACTTGGCATCGAAGTCCTTATCTCCCGCCGCCGTCAGGCCGATGCCGTATGCGCTATGCGCGATACGCGAGATACCGTCTAAGTAATTATTAGTCCAGAAGTACAACGTGTTCGGTTGAACTTTGATATCGCCGTTTGTGAACTCAAACATGCCCTGCGCCATCGTCTTATAGAGTTCAGGCACGTTCTTGCCACCCGTGTAAGCCTCACCGTACTTGGTCGCACGGTTGTTGTAGATCTCACGACCGAGGCCATCGACGTTCATCGCAAACTCAACAAAGGGACGCGCTGCTGAAGGCACGATGGAGTCCACGATCCACGCCGGGAAGTTCTCCGTAGGATCGATACGCGACACCGGCAACGGCATGAACGAGTCCAAGGCTACGTTCGTCATGTTCACAGCCATGTCTTGCATGGACGTTTTGCCAAAGGCGGCACCCGCTACCTGTGCGCCAGCAGCACCGAACGCACCAAGACCGAAGCCCCACGGCAGTTGCAGAAATCCTTCCTTGCCGATGATGCCAAGCGGCAGACGCAGGTTGCGCGTCCACAGAGCCATGTCATCCGTCTCGACTTTGTTGCGACCTAACTCATCGTCATCCGAGGCCATGTAAGCCATGAGATACAACGTCGCACCC